CAGGGCGGGTTTCCATCCGCTGTTGTTGCTGTTCGCGTTCCTCCTGTTGCTGAATCTTCTTCCATTGGTCGGCTTGCTCGTGACCGCGCTGTTGGTCTTCATGACTACCCATAGTACCCTTGAGGAACCCCCACGCCTTCTGCATAGGTGTAGTCTCGCGATGAACCGCGCAGAACTCCTCGCTCGGGTCACACGCTGCGTGACAACCCGGCATGGTGCATTCATCCCAGCCTTCTGTTGAAGTCATTGGTCTGCTCTCACCTCGGCCAAATTAAAGTTCATTGGTTGGTTGCACGCGCCACAGCGCTCAACCCAACAGAAATGCAACATCCCACACTGCACGCAACGAGTACCGCTGCCTATGTCTACAATATCACGCAAGTTGCGTGTACGGGCGCGTTGCTGTTGTGTCACACCCGCGAGAGGATTCTCGGGAGCAGTAACACTACCTGCGCCTACGGATTCGGCCTTCTGCCAGCCTTGCTTTTCCATTCGCTGTAAATCGTCTACGGTGTAGTGTGACATGATACTCCCCTCTCATACATGAAGCACCGTGTAAACGACCTCACCGCGTGTTATTTCCATATCAAAAGACACAACATCCGCGGAATCGACTACATCAGCGGCAAGCGCTGCCGCAAGCGACGCGGCGAGCGTACCATTGGGTATTTCAGCCGGTTCAAACCGGTAGACCTTTGCTACTATTACCGCCACGGGGTCTCACCCCGCTTACCTACGGCCAATCGCAATCCAAGTACCAGTCTGCGCACCGGCCGCGCTCGTAATCCCCACAGTAAGCGTGTTGTTGCTCACTCGGGGCGCGTTCGCCGCACTCGGCACTGCTCCATCAGCGGTCGCTACCATAGACAGTATCGCGCTGAACTGTCCACTCAAGTCGAGAGTCCCTCCGCCTGCCGTATAGGTACCGGTCACTACATGGAAATTACCAAAAGCACTTGTTCTTTCATCTGCTGTCACTACCATTATTCAGTCACCTCTTCAGTCTCTATGGAGTCTGTCACGCTATCTTCGATAGCGGCTCCATTCATAGCCTCTTCGGTGGATTCGCCTTCATCTGCCACTTCTTCGGTCGTTTCGACGACCTCTTCCGCGTCATTTTCAGTCTCTTCCATACCAAGAGTATCGCGCACTGTGCGTAACAGTTGCGCCTTAGTCAAACCAGCGCGCGCTCGCACATCATGCAGCGTTAGCCAGTCGTAAAGTTGTTGTCGTGTCCATCCCTTGTCGGGGTCGCCATCCGCGTCGAGGTCGAGTAGCGCATTCGCGTCTTCTGCGACCACGAAATCGGGGTCACCTTCGACACGGCCTCTATTGCTCTCAAGCCAATTTTGTGTCACAGTCTGTGGAATACCACGCGAGAACTCCCCAAAAGGAGACCGCTTGGTAGGCCAACGCCCGCGATAAGTCACGGTGGGCATTTAATGCCCCCTCACACGCATAGGATGAGGAGATTGCAGTCTACCGAGACAGGTGCCCCAGCGGTTGCGGCCTCATTCAGCGTAAGGACAAGTCCCGCATTCGCCAAATCCATCGCTGCTGTCGCTCCGGTGTTGTCTACTGCATTACCGACTGCCTGTATGATGCTTGTTACATCACCCGATAGAGTAAGAGTGTCCGTAGTCACTGCCCCAGTCCAAGTCACCGCAAGCCAATTCACAGCGTTTTGGTAATCGTTCGTACCGTCGGTCTGTCGCGCCTCAAATGGAGTGAGCGTGCCCGGATAGGTTGCGCCTCCTCCAAGCCAAGTTGTTCCGTCGTCTGCTACGCCGCCGCGTCCCAGTTCCCACTGTAGACCGACAACGGCTGTTCCGCTGCTTGCTGTTACTGTAATTGTTCCAGTCATTTATTCACTTCCTGTTATCTCCCTGTGTCTCCACCTCAAGTGAGGTCACGAATACTCCCTTGTGCTCCATAGAAAGAGCACCAAAGTTCGCCCATCGTTCTGTACAACCCCTCTTGACCGAGTCGGTTGATGGCGAACGGGTCACCAGTTTCAATTCCACTCTCAAAGTATTGGGTTGGGATGGCTGTTTGGAACCACAAGTAGTCGGTGTCGAGGTAGTAAATCCTGCTGCTGCCGTCTGCGGTGACATCCTTGCTCGGGATGATTGGAACCCCGTTGTAGGTCGCCACGATGAATCCGGCTTCAATACCGGGAACACCCTTAACGCCGCTGTAAGACGGTGTGACTCTCTTAGTCTCCATGAATCGCTGTTGCGACTGCAAGAGTTGCTGAATGTTCATCAGTGTGTCGTAGCCGGTCAGTATGACTTTCGGGTTACCACCACGAGTCCATACTTGCTGGAAGATGGTATCAAGGAAGTCAAGGCTCAAAGCGCGGTTGGTGCTTGTCGCATCAACGCTGACTTCTGCACTGTGGAAATCCGCGCTACCGTCACGAGTAATTGAATACATATCGTGGTCGGTAAGAGCGCTTACATGCACACCGGCAGTCATATTATCCGGGTCAGAAGTGACTCGGTCAAGTGATTCAAAGTCGTTCGATGCTGGGGTGTCGACATCGGCTGTCAGCATTCGGTTGATGTGGTCCGCGTGATGTTTGCCCATTTCCTCTTTGAGAACTTGGCGCACATCACCCATACCGTCATCCTTGTCCGAAAGGAACATCGCAACTTCCGACAAGTCGAAGGTGTGCGCGATGGTCTTTGGTTTGGCTGCAACATGCAAAAAGTTGGGTTTGGTTGTGTCCGGTAAGGTCGCGTTTTCAGCAACACCACCGCCGGCTGTGAAGGAAGCCTTAGCGGTGATGATTCTCCAACCCGACTTCTCCCACGGTTTCTTCGGCAAAATGCTGAAGGCGTTGAACTCTTGGTTCAACTGACTCCAAACTTTGCGTCCGTAGATTGCTTGGTAGGTACCAGCAGTGGTACTCAAGAGCGGTGCATCCGCTTTGAGAATATCTCCACTACTGTATGTGTAGCCTGTCAGTGCTGTACCACCGTAGTAGTACCGTTCCATGTCTTGAATTGTGCGTACATAGTCTCTTGCCATATTATTCGCCTCCTCGTAGTGCGCCTGCTGCGAGTCTGTGAACATCGTCCCAACTCATGTCAGCAAGGTCGTCGCTTGAGGGAACTTCAACGAGTGCGCGTTGCGCACTCTTGGTAATTGTCTCGCCGGCTTCGCCGCTGGACAGGTTGTCAATTCGCTCGTTGAGCGCGGAAATCGCCTTCTGTACTTGACCGAGTGGTTCTCGGCTGTCGAATGCTTGTCGAGCGTCTTCGTCAGTCTTGGCGACCGACTCGGTATTGTACCGTGAATCGAACTGTTGTCCGAGTTCGCTCTTGAACTCCTGTTCTGCGCGAGCCTGCTTGTAGACAGCGTATGCCTCTTCAACTTGCGCGGGGGTAGTGTCCTCCTTGATTACGAACTTGTTGCCGGTAGGTGCTGGGTCTGCGCTTGCGCGGATAGCGAACTTGTTGCCGCTTCCCCCACTGCCCATGTCCATTTTAGGTCGCTTCTGTGAGTCCTCCTCACCTGCGCCTTCAATACTACCCTGCCCGCGGTGGTCGTAACCACTTTGGCCGGGGCCATATCCCTTTTCGACACCATCGAAATGCCTGCGCGCGGCAGTGGTATCTACCCCTGCGCTCTTCGCCATGCCTTCCAACCAGTTGAGATAATCGGTGCTGATGACATCATCGAAGTTGCTCTTCTCGACATCATCGTCGGAGTAAGCCATCTTCTCTTCGTCACCCTCTTCGTCCTTTTTCTCGTCCTTCTTGTCGTCTTTCTCGTCCTTGTCGTCCTTGTCCTTCGACTTACCTTTCGTATGCTCCGCAAGCGCAGGTGGGAGTTCTCCCTTCTGCGTCGCTTCTGCATCGTCGAGTCTCTTAGACAAGCGCTCCATCACATCATGTAGTTGTGCTACAACATCTGTTTCTGTCATTTCTTCAGTCTCCTGTTTTAGTATTCTAAATTGTGCTTCCGGGTTGATGCCTTTTTCGCATATTGTTACTTCATGCAGTTCCATTCGGCGGATTTCCCGATAACTCCCTCTCTCCTTGCTACTCTTGCTCACTCGCTCAAACGCCTGTCCACCGATGCTAAAGGACTTAAGATTGCCCTTTCGCACCTCGGAGGCGACTTCGCGAGCCTTCTCGATGTCGTTCCGTAGTCGGATGACGACGAACATGCCGCTATCATCGACTTCGGACTTCCATACGCGCCCGGAGGAGTCTGTGTACTCGGGGACAACTTCCCCGACTTGGATATTTGAGTGTGCAAGTTGGACATTTCTGCATTGTGAGTTATCCATGAACTTGCGGAACGCTTCATTAAGCGCGCCTGTGGTGATGAGGTCTCCTTGCTTGTCGACCAATTCAACGCTCGCGTAGCCTGCAACAATGAGGTCTTCGCCGACCCCTTTGAGGAGCAAAGGTGAGAACCCTGCTCTTGTCTTTGCCATGACTGCACTTGCGACCACTGACCGCACCCACGCGCTGTAATGGTATTTAATCCGCGCGCAACTCTAACATTGCGTCATCATCCGTCACACGAAGCGTTGCTTTCTCCCCTTCGTCTGTAGTAATTGTGTTGTTTTTCTTGGTTTTCTTACCGTTTTTCGGGGTTTCTTCCGGGTCGTCCTCACCCGGATAGAAGTCGGGGAGCGTGGACGGACGCGTTAATTCGGTCGGCCCTCGCGGCGCGCTGTCTTCCGAGCCGGGACCGATAGCAAGACCGCGCGGCCCTGTCCAAGTCATTTTCTCTTTAGCAAGCAGTTCATCGAGCATGAACAACGCTTTCACGACAACCGGGTCTTTCAGCAACTGCTTCGGGTCAACCTTCTTCGGCTTCTCGTCCTCGGGTCGCGGGTCGAGTGACACTTCGGCCTTTTTGTTCTTCTTTTTGTCGTGAAGGTAAGACCGCGGGTCGTAGTCAATTTTCTTAGTACACCCTTTGAGCATCAACGCGGCGAGCGGTTCCCAGCACGGGCGTAGTGTTTCCGCCACTCGGACAGGGTACGCGCCACTAAGAGACTCTCCAGCACTTATTCTCCAAACATTAAGCAGCGCGCCTGTCTCATTTTCCAGCCGCTGTGCTTTGAATATGACATCGTCTTCGATTAGAGGCAACGAGATAATGACTCGTGTGCCCTCAACAACCACGCTGTGCGGTATGTGAGGAACTCCCGACTTAGAAAGCAAGTCGAGCGTGTCTAAACTGTCCGTCGCCTGTGATTCTGCCGGCTTACGCACCTTCGCACCGTGCAGCGCATACACCGGTTCGCCGCCGCGCTCTTTGCGGGAGACGCTACCCACACTCACAGTAGCAAAATCGCCATCATCAAACGACCCGTCCCCGCGTGCTGTCCCGATATCCATGTACTGCTTACCATCGACTGTCGCCGCGCGGTTACCGAGTTTTTCGGCCGCCTCATCACCAATAGGGCCGACACCGAGTCGATATACCGGGTCATTTTGACCGCGCTGACCGAGAATGACGACAGCGACTTGCTTCTCGTCATCGAGCAGCACCCATTTCGGGTGCCGTGTCTCGCCTTCCATGTAGGTCGATTCAGCGTCGCGTAGCATAAACCGCTTCACACCTTCTTCACCGAGGTCGTCTAACGCTTCCTTCAACCCATCATCGTCAGTCTGTCTCGTACTGACAGGTTGCGGGGTCTTCACCTTCTCGCTCGCCTCAAACCCACCACGCAGTACCCGCATCCTGTGCTTGAGAGCCTCATCGGTGACATCTTCGTCCGCGATTCTAAGCAGGTCAATGATATGCAATGCGGTACCGTCATAGATTGCGTCGACCACGAAATCCTTTTCATTGACTTTCTTCATCTCATTCTGTAACTCACTCGGAATTGTTGCACCAGTAGTGACAATTTTGTCACCATCTCGCTCCACTAACGCGCGTTGCCCCTCCGGCCACGAATTGACGACCCAGTCTCCGCTGAACCCGCGCAGGTCATGCAAGTCGGACAAGTCGAATATGCGATGGGCGGCTTTGATAGGAGCGGCGTCTCCCTTTTCGCGCTCCTCTTTGAGAATATCGAGATTCGTCAACCAATCCATCGGCTCACCTTTCATGTCCCGGTCATAGAACCGCTGGTGGTGTTTACTTCCCCCTCTCTTAGCATAATGAGGGAGCGCCCACGCGTCAAAATCCTCCCCTTCGCCTGTCACAATATGGTCGCCGAGAGCCTGCTGGGCGGTCGCACCTATATCGTGCATTGGTTGCAGGTCGGGTACAACTTTCCGCATTAGTGACATTGGTGGATTAAGCAGACGCGTATTTGGTGGTTCATCGGAGAACATAGGCTCACCCTTGTGGTCGAATGCAAGACCAAATGTAGGCATAACATGGTGACCCATAGCGCGCTGTTGCGTCG